GACGGTAAACAAAGGAAAATTTCTAATTGGAAAACAACGCTTTTAAATACGCTTCGATATTTACGAACGGATCAGGGAAATGTTTACAGTCCACCAATAATACACGAATAAAATGTACAAAAGATTAAGCGATTTACAACCAGAATTACATAACATTCGGCACATAAAAAATGTACGTGGAAAATCAATCGGTTGGGATTTTGAACAATTACCGTACACCGTAAAAGAGGGTTGTACTACTTATATTGGAGCCGCGCCCGCAAGTGGAAAAACAGAAATTTGGTTTGAGTTCTTAATTAATTTAAGTTGTTTACACGGTTGGAAACATGTAATTTTTTCACCAGAAACAGGAAACGCAGCCGAAGTTTATTCCGAACTTTGTCATAAATATATCGGAAAACCGTACACAATCGGAGAATTTTCGATGAGTCAAGGCGAACAAATAACTGCGGAAATGTTTATAAACGATCATTTTATAGTCGTTGATCCAATTGATGAAGATTTAACGTTGGAAAATTTTTATAAATTAGTCGATGAAATTGAAAAAACGCACGAAATAACAATAAATACGACAACGATTGATCCATGGAATGAATTAACTGAAGAGTATATACAATCGGATTTAGGGCGCGAAGATAAATATTTAAGCAGAATTTTAGGAATGGCCAGAAAAAACGCGCGGAAAACAAAACGCCATAATTGCATAATAAACCACGTTAGAGATCAGGCACCAATTACGCAAAACGATCAAACATTTTACCCTATGCCAACGGCTCGAGATTTCGCAGGCGGTCAAGTTTGGTTTCGTAAAGGATTAACGGTTTTAATTCCATGGCGTCCACCGGCCGGATTAAACGATAAAAACGGTAATGAATATCAAGATAATGAAGTACATTTTAAAGTGGCTAAAAGCAAGCCAAAAGGAGTTTCAAAAAACGGTATTTATAAAATGTATTTGGATGTTTCAAAATACCAATATTACATGCTCGATATTTTAGGAAATAAAGTTTACGCGAATAGAAAAGATTTAGCAGAAATCAAACCGATTTCAAATCAATTTCCAACAAAACTAAAATTTGATAACGTACCCGAATTAATGTCAACGAGTGAAAAAATAAGAATAGCAAACGAAAAAGCACCATTTTAAAATGAAAACAGTTAACAGTTTAAGCGGTGGTAAAACATCAAGTTATATTGCGGTAAATTACCCAGCGGATTACAATATTTTTGCCTTGATTAGAACTAACGATAAAAAATGTTTATTTCCTGATTCCAAAATTCGGCAAATAGTAAGCGATAAATTAGGTATTGAATTTATCGGAACGCTCGAAGACAATTTAATAATTTACACAATGCTTGATTTAGAGCAATTTATCGGATCAAAAATTGATTGGGTAACAGGTCAAACATTTGACGAAATAATTATAAAAGCGGGCGGATATTTGCCAAATTTAATGACGCGTTATTGCACGTCCAAAATGAAAGTTGAACCAATTGCGCAGTGGTGTTATGAAAATACTGAATTACCTATTAAAATGCGTATAGGATTTCGAGCGAATGAAGTAAGTCGCGCAAATAGAATGATTGACAAACAAATAAACGGATTCGAAAATTTTAAATTTAAAGTAGGTAAAAAAAATAACAGAAATAAATGGAGCGAATTACCGTATAGGATGTCAGAATTTCCATTGATAAAAGATGCTATTTTTAAAGATACAATCGAGAATTTTTGGAATGATAAACCCGTTCGTTTTGCTTATATGAATAATTGTATAGGTTGTTTTCACCGAAACGAATTACTTTTGAAGTTGATGAGTAAAAAATACGAAGAGAAATTTGATTGGTTTATTTCAAAAGAAACTGAAAATAATTGCACGTTTAAAAACGGGATTACATACGAAAAAATAAAAAAACATAAATTGCAAATGGATCTTTTTGAAAATGATTTTACCGATTGCGATTCCGGATATTGTGGACTTTAAAAAATAAAAATATGATTGAAATGATTAAAAGAAAAGCGGGTTTAAACGTACTTTATTACAGGCTAAAAAACTCTATTGAAGAGATTGAAGAGAAACACCCGGAACGAAATGATTTATTAGATCCTATGCGCGAAAGTTTAAACGAGGTTGCGGAATCAATTCAATACTTTACACACTGCGAGAATGTAACACGCGCCACGAATAGCAGAAACCACGATTTACAGTTGGAAAACATAAAGCTGAAACAGGAAAATAAAAGCCTTAATATTCATATCGGTAATTTAATAAATGGACTATGAATGTAGTTAGCTTATTTAATGGAATGAATACAGGACGGCAAGCGCTTGAAAATGCAGGTATAAAAGTGAATAAATATTATTCAAGTGAAATCAAACCTTACGCAATTGAATTAACGCAATATCATTTCCCGGACACAATTCAGGTTGGCGATGTTACAAAATGGCGTGAATGGAATATTGACTGGCAAAATATTGATTTAATTTTAAGCGGTTCACCGTGTCAAGATTTAAGCGCAGCAGGAAAACGCGCGGGAATAAACGGCAAAAAATCAAGTTTATTTTTTACGTTTGTTGAAATATTAAACCACGTTAAAAAGCTAAATCCAAAAGTATTATTTTTACAAGAAAATGTTGGTAGCGCTTCAAAATTAGACGTTGGAATAATGAGCCGCGAATTAGGCGTTTATCCGGTTCGCATTAATTCAAAATTATTAACCGCACAATTACGTGATCGATATTATTGGAGTAACATAAAAACACGCGAAACAATGTTTGATTTAGTAACTGATATTCCGCAGCCAAAAGACAAAGGAATAATGTTTAAAGATATTATTACAGATGGCTTTGTTGATAGGGATAAAAGCTTATGTTTAATAGAAAGATATATAGGTGCTATTCCAAAAAATGAAGATGCTAAACAAAGATTTTTAAAAAATCGATTAGATTTTGGAAGTTATTCGATTGTGTACGTTGAAAATGAAATAGTAAAAGTTAAAACAAATACTAAAAAAGGTTACGACGTTTTAACTGAAAACGATGTTTTAGATTTAAGTTTTCCAACCTCAACAACCAGACGTGGACGCATTACAAAAGGAAAAAGCCCTTGTTTAATGGAGTCAAATAACAATTTATATTCATATAAAGATGGAATAGTAAGAGAATTAAACCAAATAGAAATGGAACGATTACAAGGTTTTCCGGATGGATATACAAGTATTTTATCAAAAACAAAAGCCGGATCTTTATTAGGCGATGGATGGACGTTACCCGTAATTGAACATATTTTTAAATTTATAAAGTTATGAAAACACGAAAATGTAAGTATTGTAAAAACAGTTTTGAACCGATTGCATTTTTACAAAAAAATTGTTTTGAGCCGGATTGCGTAACAAAGTGGATCCAAGAAACAAAAGAGAAAAATTGGACAAAGCGAAAAGCAAAGTTAAAAGCGGATTTAATGACCGTTCAGGATTATATAAAATTAGCGCAGCAAGTTTTTAATAAATTTATTCGACTTCGTGACGCGGGGCAAAATTGTATTTCATGTAATAAACCAGCATTAAAGGAAAACGCGGGACATTTTTACAACGCGAATAACCATTGGAACGTTCGATTTAACGAACTGAATGTAAATTTACAATGTGAGTATTGCAATACTTATTTGCATGGCAATTTAATTGAATACAGGGAAAATTTAATTACTAAAATTGGATTTTACAAATTTTCTATTTTAAAACATGAATCCGATAAAACGCGCAAATTTTCAATTGATGAGTTAAAAGAAATTATCAGTATTTACAAGGCAAAAGTAAAAAACATTGAAAATAATTAAAAAATATAGTAGCTATATTAATAATTTAGTTTAAATTTGAAAACAATTAAAAACAAAAGGTTATGAAAGCAAAGAAATTTGATTTAAAAGCAACTGATTCAGAATTTACGAAAGTAAAAATTACAACTTCGGAAAGCGCAGAAAAATTTATACGCCAATTTTACGGAGACGATTTAGAAATATTTGAAAGTTTTTTTATTTTACTTTTAAACAGGGCAAACGAAACGATCGGATATGCTAAAATTTCACAAGGCGGAATTGTTGGAACCGTAGTTGATAAAAAAATCTTATTAAAGTACGTAGTGGAAAGCCTCGCAAGTGGAATAATTTTAGCGCATAACCACCCAAGCGGAAACGCAAACCCAAGCCAAGCGGATTTAAACATCACTAAGGATTTACAACAGCTTTGTAATTTAGTGGATTCAACTGTTTTAGATCACGTTATTTTAACGGCTGATTCTTTTTATTCATTTGCTGATAACGGAAAATTATGTTAACAAATTTCGAAAATTACACGCATGAATTAACTAACCAGGAATTGGAAATTTTACCAATTGTAATTCATGGATTTAGGGCGTATAAAAAAAATAATCCAATCAAAGCGGAATTAATAGTAAAACGAATGAATCAATTTTTAACGGATCGCGGGTATAAAATTAGATTAACGCAACCACGATTACGAAAGCTGGTTAATTATATTCGTTCAAATAGCTTATTGCCGTTAATTGCGACCTCACAGGGGTATTTTACAACTGATTGCAAGGAAACTATTGAAAACCAAATTAAAAGCCTTTACGAGCGCGCAAATTCAATCGAGCGATGCGCGAACGGATTAAAAGAATTTGTGTAATATTTTTTTAAAAATTAGGTTTATATTAAAAATTTACATTATATTTGCAAACAATTAAAAACACAAAGTATATGAAAGAGTTATTTAAAAATTTAGCTGCATTCCAACAGGAGGTAAAAGCTATTCACAAAGGATCGCAAGGTTACGGTTATAAATTTGCCGATTTACCAAAGATTTTTGAAACTATTAATCCATTAATGCAAAAACATGGATTAGGATTTGCTCAAATGATTAACAGCCACGAAGGGCAAAATTATTTAGTTACGATTGTATTCCATTGCGAAAGCGGTGAAAAACTTGAATCGAGTACTTTAATTCCAAACGTTCAACTTGCAAAAATGAACGAACACCAATGTTTCGGATCTGGAATAACATACTATCGACGTTACTGTTTGAGCGCAATGCTTGGATTAGTTACGGACATAGATAACGACGCATCAGGAAACCAAGTTTTAGACTCAAAAAGGTTTAAATTAGCAGTTGAAAAAATACAAAGCGGGGAATTTACAAGAACCGAACTTGAAGCACGTTTTGAACTTTCAAAGGAACAAATCAATTTCTTAAATGAAAATGGAATCTAAAACGGTATTATTCGACGCGGATAGCCTTGTTTATCAATCGATTTACAAGGTTATCAGTTTCGGCGAAATTCGGAACATGCTAAAAAGCGGGAAATTACGCTTCGAGATTGAAATGGAAATTTTACAACGCGGGTACGATCGATTTGAAAAAATTAGTTTTGATATTTTAAACGAAATCGAGGAGCATTTTCACGTAGAAAAAACGATGTATTTTTTTACCAAATGTAAAAACAACTTTCGAAAAGAAATCGATCCACAATACAAAGCAAATCGTAAAAAGCCAAATCGCTGGATTTCTGAATTACGCGATTATTTAATTGAATATTGGAATAATTCATTTGCTCATGACGAATACGAAGCGGACGACCTTATTTATTACAACGCTCAGTTATTAAATGTAAATGATTATATTATTTGTTCAATCGATAAGGATTTAAAGCAAATTGAAGGCCTGCATTTTGATTATTACCAGCTAAAAAGATACGACGAAAACGGCGAAGAGTTTAAGATCCGAAAAGGGTTTAAAAACATGACAAAAACGGATTGTGAAAATTTACTTTGTGAACTGTTTTTAGTTGGGGACGCATGCGATAATATAAAAGGCGTAAAAGGAATCGGAGAAGTAAAAGCAAAAAAAATTATTTACTCAAAAAATTCAACGTACGGAAAATTTCGGGCGATTTGCGAAGCTTATAAAAACGAATCTGAATTTTGGAAGGAAAAATTACGAATGAATTATAAATTATTAAAATTTCAATAAATGAATCCTGAAGTTAACGAAGAGATCAAAGAATTAAAACACGAAATAAAGGAGTTAAAAAGCGTTTTAATGTACATTATCGAACAAATGGATAACGGCACGCCATTACATAGCAATTCGACTATAATTAAAATTTGCCGCGCTGAATTAGGAATCAAAAATAAATAAATAAAATAAAAATGGAAAACAAAATTTACGACAATTCAGGAGCGTTATTTACAAACGATAAAAAAGTAAAAGAAACGCAGCCAGATTTAAACGGTAAAATCACGATCAACGGCCGAGAATTCTTTTTAAGCGCATGGAAAAAACAATCAAAAGACGGCAAAGGGTTTTTAAGTTTATCAATTAAACCGGTTGACGAAGTTCAACAAATGCCTGAAGTACCTACAAAATCAGTTTTAGACGATTTTTTAAATGATTTTTAAGAATGAAAGCAACTAAAATAATTGCAAACAGCGATCAAATTACGCGGAATCTACTTCGAGAATATTTGAATAAAACAGGAATAACCTTAAACGCGTTTTGTGTGGATGCTAAATTGCATCAATCAAATATACACGTATTTTTAAACGGGAAATCGGTTACAAATCGAACAATTCAACGAATAGCGGATTATTTAAACAAAAAAGGAATATGAATTATTTAGTAAGAATAATGATTTACATTGAAGGGCAGTATCACACGCCAAAATCAATACTTGAAAAGATTAAAAAATAATGCTCTGGTAAACCTAAAAAGGCGAAACGTAAAAAATTTCGCTTTTTTTTTTGAAAATGTATTGTTTATTCAAAAAGTTATATTAAATTTGAAAACAATTAAAAACAAAGTATATGAAAGCAACTGCAAAAACAACGATTAAAACTTCTGAAGGATTTAGAATTTACGCGGGTGAAGAGGTTTTAATTTTACGCGCCTTGAGTCCAATTGAAAGCGTTAAATTATTCGAAATTAGATCAAGTAATGGATCTTTTAAAACTACTGAAAGTTTAGTAAACAAATTTTTTAACATATAAAAACAAGTAATATGAAAACAGTAGAATTTAAAAACAGAAA